TTGGTGACGCTGCTGTATTGATTACTACAAGTTCTGGCAATATTACAATCGATGCTGCCGCAAATGATTCAGATATTATATTCAAAGGTACAGATGGCGGATCTGATACAACATTCTTAACTATTGACGGATCAGCTGCTGGTGCGGCTACATTCAATAGTGACGTAGTTGTTGGTGGAGATCTTACAGTTACTGGTGATGATATTACTATGGCTACAAATACTGCAGGTAATTTATTAGTTGCAGATGGTACTAATTTTAATTCAATAGCAGTCAGTTCATTATCAGAAATAGCAACAGCAGCTAGTGATGATATTTTTTTAGCAATAGATACTTCAGGTGGAGGACTTAAAAAAATTGCAAGATCAGCAGTTGTTGCAGGACTTGCAACAGACAGTGCTATAGCAAATGTTGTAGATGATACGTCACCTCAATTAGGTGGTAATCTTGATATGAACGGTGCAGATATTATTACTACTTCAAATGCTACTATTGATTTAGCTCCTAACGGAACTGGAACAGTTGTTGTAAGAGGTAATACAAATTCTGGTGCTATAGTATTTAATTGTGAAAGTAACTCACATGGTCAAACTGTTATTGCACAACCACACTCTGCAAGTGTAACTAATACTATGTTATTACCTGCTGGTGCTAGTTCAACTTTAGTTTCTTTAGTATCTGCTGATACTTTAACAAATAAAACTTTAACATCACCAAAAATAAATGAAAATGTAGCAGTAACTTCTACAGCATCAGAGTTAAATGCACTTGATGGTATTACTGCTGTTGTTGGTGAACTTAATGCTTTAGATATTGGTAGCACAGCTGTAGGTACTGCAGTAGCAAGTAAAGCAGTTATATTAGATTCAAACAAAGATTATACAGGGTTTAGAAATATTACTTTATCTGGAGAACTAGACGCTGCAACTTTAGATATATCAGGAGCAATTGATATTGCTGGTGCTTCACAATTTAGTGGTGCAGTGACTGTCGGTGTAGATGACACAGGATTAGATGTTAAATTTTTCGGTGCTTCTGCTGGAGCTTATTTTGAATGGGATCAAAGTGCAGATCAACTTCGAATTTTAGGAGCGTCTGCTGATGCAACTACTAGTACAGGTAAATTACTTTTAGCTACAGCTTTAACAGATATTAACGCAAATGACGTAATGGGAAAAGTAGATTTTCAAGCACCACTTGAAGCTGGAGGAACAGATGCTATTACTATCGCTGCCTCTATTCAAGCTGTTGCTCAAGCTACATTTAGTTCTTCTGTTAATGCGACAGATTTATTATTTTTTACAGGTCATTCAGAAGCCGCTACAGAAAAATTTAGATTTACCTCTCAAGGAGAAATTGGTATTGCAGGCAATAATGTTGGTACCGATGGTCAAGTATTAACATCAGGTGGTGCAGGAGCTGCCGCTGCATGGGAAGATGCAGCAGGTGCTGCAGCAGCAGATGATATTGCAGCTGGGGATGCCGCAGTATCTATTGCAACATCAAGCGGTGCTGTTGTTGTAGATTCAAATGCTAGTACAGTTACTATAGATGGGCACACAGGTGTTACAATTGCTGCTTCTAGTTCTGGAAACATAACTTTAGATTCAGAAGTTGACATCAGTTTAGATGCAAATGGTGGAGATATATTTGTTAAAGATGCAGGAACTACTTTTGGTAGTCTTACTAATACAAGTGGTAATTTAATAATTAAATCAGGGACAACAACTGCAGCCACATTTAGTGGAGCAAATGTTACTTTTGCGGGAACATTAGCTTCGGGTGCTATTACCGCTTCAGGTGATATATTACCAAGTGCAGATGATGCTAAGGATTTAGGAAGTGCATCAAAACAATGGAGAAACATTTATACTGGAGATTTACATCTATCTAATAAATCTAAATCCGAAGGTAACGTAGTTGATGGCACAACTGGAGATTGGACTATCCAAGAAGGAGAAGAAAATCTCTACATTCTTAATAATAAGTCTGGCAAAAAATATAAGTTTAATCTGACGGAAGTTTAACATGGCAATAATTTCTAACGGAACTACTGTTGCTGACGCTGGAGCATTTTCTGCAAGTCTAGGTTCAAAGGTTCATATTAAAACTTTAACTGCTAGTAGTTCAGCAACATTGTCATTCTTAAATGGAACTGATGGAGTAGTCTTGGATAGCACATATCCTATTTATAAGTTTGAGTTTATTAATATTCACCCAGCAACTAATGATACATCTTTTACATTTCAAGTAGATACTGGAACAAACACTTCATACAACCAAACTATTACTAGCACATTTTTTAATGCACAACACAGCGAAGGTGATGCAAATTATTTAATGTATAGAACAACTGGAGATCAAGCACAAGGAAGTAGCTTTCAAAGATTAACAGAAGGAACTGGAGCAGATAATGACCAATCTTGCTCTGGTACTTTAACCATCTACAATCCATCTGATACTACTTTTGTTAAGCATTTTATAGCTAACACTCATAATGCTCATCATGGAGATTATACCATGAATAATTTCATAGCTGGGTATGTTAATACAACAACAGCATTAACAAGAGTACAATTTAAAATGTCATCAGGAAACATAGATTCTGGTAAAATTAAACTCTACGGAATAAAGGATTCATAATGGCTGTAGTATCAAATGGAACAACTTTAATAGATGCTGGTGCTTTAGGTGCTGGAGTACCAACTGGTAAAATGACTTTAATTAAAACTTTAACTGCTTCAAGTAGTGCTACCTTATCATTCGTAGATGGTGCAGCTTCCGTAGTCTTAGATGATACTTATGACAGCTATGTATTTAAGTTTATTAATATGCACCCAGCTACTAATGCTGTACAGTTTAGTTTTCAAACAAACGCTGTCGGTGCAAGTGGGTATAATGAAACTATTACAAGTACAGCTTTTGATGCTTATCAAAATGAAAATAATAGTGGTGCTGGATTAGAATATTCTGCTGCAAGAGATCAAGCACAAGGTACAGCTTTTCAACAATTTAATGATGGTCTTAGTAATTCTGCTGATGATTCTATATCTGGAACTTTACAATTATTTAATCCGTCATCAACAACTTTTGTAAAACACTTTATAGGAGATTCAAATACCTCTTATAATGGTGGTCTTTCAGTTAATTGGAAAATAGCTGGATATATAAACACAACATCAGCTATTGACGAAATACAATTTAAAATGTCATCAGGAAACATAGATAGTGGAGTAATAAAATTATATGGAATTGGAGGATAGATGGGTTTAATTAGTGCTGCTACAACAATATTTGATGCTGGAAGTATGTCTGCTGGTTTTGGTGGTAATATGACATTTATTAAAAAGCTAACAGCTTCTAGTTCTGCTACTTTATCTTTTGTTGATGGCTCTGATGGTGTGGTGCTAGATGATACTTATAAGGAATATGTATTTACATTTAAGAATATACACCCAGCAAGTGATGATGCATCTTTTACATTTCAAGGAAATGTTAGTGGAGGAAGTGGATATAATGAAACAATTACCTCAACAGCATTTAGAACTTATCATAGTGAAAGTGGATCAACAAATTTGAGTTATGGTTCAGGAAGTGACCAAGCACAAGGAACAGCATTTCAAATATTAATGCCTTATATGGATAATGATAATGACAGTAATGGTGGTGGTTCTTTACATTTATTTAACCCAAGTTCTACAGTTTTTGTAAAACATTTTATGTCAAGAAACCAATTTGTTCTTAATAGTGCTTACTCATGGAATATGCTTATAGCTGGATATTTTAATACAACTGCTGCTATTGACGAAATACAATTCAAGATGAGTTCTGGCAACATAGATGCTGGAGATATTTGCCTCTACGGTATCGCTTAACAATTAACAATCACAACTAACAAGGAATAAATTATGCCAAGATTTCATAATATAAATGGAACTAACGTACAATTCACAGCAGCTGAAGAAACTGCTAGAGACAATGAAGAAGCAGCTGAGTTAGCCGCTGCTCCAGCAAGAGCATTAGCTGAATTAAGAGGTAAGAGAAATAGACTATTAGTTGAAACAGATTACCTGGCTTTATCTGATGCAACATTAACTTCTGATATGACTACTTACAGACAAGCATTAAGAGATTTACCATCTGGTAAAGATACAGTTGCCAAATGTGAGAATGCTACTTATCCAACTAAACCTTAATGGCACAACAAAATTTTACTCACTATATAAAAAGAGACAAACCACCAAAGAGACCTAGAAGACATAAAAAAAG